CGGGCCTGCAGGAGCCTGCTGGAACGGTTTCCACAGGAGCCCAGAGGAGGGGCAGCATGAAGGACATGAAAATGGATATGGACGGGGCAATCGCCATGGTCGACACCAATTGCACCCGCATCCCAATGCAGCACATGGCCAGGGCGCTGGCTATGCACTCTTGGAACAATACACCCGCCGATTGGGCCCGACTGGCTGCAGCGCGCTACGTGCTGCGGCATTGGCAGGCCTACCAAGCCGAGTGTAACCGGCGGCGCGATAGGAGGGGGCGGTGAACGCTATCGCCTTCGCCTTCGTGGCCTACGTGGTCGCCTGCCTTGTGGTCGGGCTCGCAATCGGAGTGCGGGCCCTGCTACGGGGCGACGATCTGTGAGGAGAGAGGAGGTGAGCATGTATCGCGTTTGGTGCCGTGAGGATCGAACCCCCGACGAGGAGCCTGGACCCTTGGTCTTGGCCACCAGTCGGATGTTTCCGACTAGGGTCGAGGCGGAGGCGTACGCGGCCACAGTCAACCCCCAGCGCGAGCCCCAAGTGAGGCCCGCCCATTGGGGCGCGACGGGCTGGGAGTGACGGCAGACACCCTGCAGCGCACGTAGGCTGCAGGAGCCTGCTGGATGGTCCAGACAGGAAGCCCAGAGGAGGGGCAAAGCACTATGGCAATAACGACGGTACAGCGGGCCATTATCAATATGGCCACGGGGATGATCTGGGAGGTGTGCGACCCACACGCCCATAACGATGAGTTGGGCCTGATCCAGGACTTTGTCAGCGCCGCAGACAAGCGCGGCGCGGCGGAACAGTTCGACGCGAACTACTCCCACGGGGGCGGGTGGCGCAAGTTCGACGGGTTTAAGTTCGACCCTGAGAAATTGACCCTGAAGTATCCCGGCGACCCTGCCTATCACTGTCTGTTTCGCTCGCATCTGCGGGACGAGACGATCTTGGTTTTCGGTAACGCCTGGGTGGTCATCCTGCAGAAGGACGGCACCTGGGAAGTATCCCGTATGGACTGACGGCAGACACCCTGCAGCGCGCCTGTGGCGCTGCAGGAGCCTGTCGATGGTCGATGGGACGCCCAGAGGAGGGGCAAAGCAAAATGAGACGCGGTGGGCCCTACCAGGGGCACAAGAACTGGAACCACTGGAACGTGTGCCTGTGGCTCATGAATGACGAGCCACTGTATCGGCACTGCGTGGCCATGGCGCGGCGCTACGGAAAAGACGTGGCGGCACACAAGCTGGCCAAAGAGTTCGACGGCCAGAAAACGCCTGACGGGGCACCCTATAGCAAGTCCGCTATCAGGGCGGCGCTCGTCGGCCTGTGAGGAGGTGAGTACATGAGCAAGGGCAATCATCAGTTTCGAGTGACGGGGCGCTATCCGTTCCCCGTGGACATGCTGCGGTACGATTGCTGCTGGCCAGCTAGTAGCGAGGATGGCCACAAGATTGAGCAGTCCATCCGGCGCGAAAGCGAGGGGGCGGTGACGGTCACGCTCTACACGGGCTATCCGTCAGCCCCGACCGTGGCGCGCTGGAAGTCGTTCGGGTGGACGGTCGATCCAACGTCCTACTACTGACGGCAGACACCCTGCAGGGCGGCACACCCTGCAGGAGCCTGCTGATGGTGCAGGGGCGCTGGAATGGTCCAGCGTCGAAACCTTGAGGAGGTTACATGCCTAAGAGTTGGAAGCCGGTCGTCCAAGTGGGCGATGGCGGTGACACGGAAAAGTGGAGCGAAAACGGGCTCCGGTTCGCCACGCGAGAGGAGGCGGCGGACAACGCGCGCGACTTGATGCGGCGATGGATGCTGGTCCTGCGCTGCGACGCGCACGAGAGCGACGACGAGCCCAATTACCGTTGGGTGGATGGCAAGCTGGAGGCGCTGCCTACAGCCTGACGGCAGACACCCTGCAGGGGCGCTGGGCCTCTGCAGGAGCCTGCTGGCATGGTGCCAGAGGGGCCCAGAAAGTGAGGAGGTATTGATGCCCGAATGGGAGGTCGTATTGTCCGAAACCTACCAAGACGTTTGTCGGCTGGAGGTGCCCGGTGGCTACATTTACCGGGTGCGCGAGATGGGATTGGCCGAGGACTCCCCAACCATCATCAGCACGGTTTTTGTTCCCTGTGAGGTTCCGGGAAAGGCGGACTGACGGCAGACACCCTGCAGCGTCACCCGGCGCTGCAGGAGCCTGCTGGGTGGTCCAGTAGGGTGCAACTGAGGAGGAGCATCAATGGCTGAGAGATATTGGATAGGGCCTGTGCCTGATACGGATGACTTCGGTCTACCGATCACAGACACGTTCGTGGACGGGGCGACTGTCTACGGGCCCTGGGGCTTCATGAACCCCACGAGCTTCATGACCAAGGGGCGCGGCCTGGGAACGGGGCGCGGCCAGAAGTACCGAAAGCAGCCTGACGGGCGGTGGCTGAAGGTAGGTGGCTGATGGACAGCAAAATCATCTACGACAAGCACGGTCACGCCGTCACGTTCGTAGGCGCTGATGCCGTCGCCCTGTATCGGGCGGCGGCTATCGCGTCGGCGCTGCGGTTCTATGCCAAGACAGGCATGAAGGTGAACACGGCCTACACGCCTACGAACATGCTGAAGGCGGCGACCGGGATCACCGGCAAGGCCTACAAGCGCGGCCAATACACCCAGGCGGCGGCTGATCTGAGCGTCTGGGTGGAAACCATGAAGGCGGCGCTGCCGCACGAGGAGGGGTAATGAGCGCGGCTCGCAAAGCCCAGCGCGAGACGCTGCAGGCCTACATCACAGCCCAGCTAGGCTGGATCAAGGCGCGCGGCGGCACGCTGCACGGATATCAAGCGTACTACGGCAAGCGGTCGGGCAAACGCTTCTACAAGGCCGATCAAGCCCAGCTAGAGCGGTTCGAGGCGAAGCTGCGGGAGTTCGACGGGCCGCAACTGGAGGGCTGACCGGCAGACACCCTGCAGGCCTGTCACAGGGGCCTGCAGGAGCCTGCTGGCATGGTGCCTGTAGGAAACTGAGGAGGAGTAAATGTTTGCGCTTGCTTGGCATCTGATCGAGTTGGGGGCGTGCATCGCCATCATTCTCGGCGGGATCACCCTGGTCCTGAACATCATCGTCGCGCTGCTCACAGGGAGGGGGCCGTGAGCGCCCGGTCAAAGCTGCCCGTGCCGACGCCAACGCCGCACGAGCTGCAGGCGGCGCGCAACCGGCTGGGGCTTACCCGGCTGGAGTTTGCCACCCGGCTCAACGTCTATGTTCGCACGCTGGACGGTTGGGAATATCACGGCGTGCGTCCCCCATCGTGCCTCGCCATCGCGCTGAAGCACATTCTTGAGGAGGCCAACCATGGCTGATCGCAAGCCCGCTGCGGGCGTCTTCATCGACCAAGACCCGATCATCGACAAGGTGCGGACAGTCGTCCACAACGACCCGCGCTCTTATGACGGGATCGCCCACGCAACCCATGGCCAGATCACGGGGGCGACAATTCGCAACTGGCTGTGGGGCAACACCAAGCGCCCCCAATGGCACAAGGTGACCGCCGTTTTGAACGCCTGCGAGGTGGACGTTCTGACGCGGTACCGGGCGACCGGGCTGGATGTCATCCCGGACCAATCGCTCGCAAAAGCGTATGCCGATATCCACCGGCAGAACGTGCTTGCGCGCCAGAACGCCATACTGGCCAGGGCGAAGGCGGCTAAGGCCAGGAGGACCACACTCAAACTGAAGCCAGAGGAGGGCGGACAATGAGAGCGTCACAGATCGTAAATGTGAAGGGCAGGTCGAAAGCCTCCCTGTTCTTCAGGGCCGGGGAGTTTCCCGGCACCCGCTACGTCAAGTTCGACGGAACACTGGCCACGGGGCTGCGGCTGGTCCAGCAAGCGGGGCCGGGGCCAGATATCTACCTCATCAACGCCCGCAACCTGTCCATCAGTATTCCCAACGACCATCGGGGCGAGCAGCCAGAGGGGCGCACCGATGGCGGGCAAGAGTTGACGGTTGCCAGCAACGCGGACGGCGTGATGGTGCTGGAGCCCTATACCTTCAGGGTGCAGCCGCCCGACGCCAAGCGGCACTTCGTGGGGCCGGGGCCACGCAAGACCAACGCCGTGGCCACTTGGTCGCGGAAGGATATCAGCGGCGGGCGGCACGTCACGGCTGCGGGCGTCGTGCGGGAGCGCCTAAGCAACGTCCATCGGATCGACGCCTGGGTGACCGACGACCATGCCCTGCACCTCACCCAACGCGAGGCGCAAGCCTACCTCGCGCACAGGGAGCGGGTGAAGATACTGGATCAACTGTCCGGCCTGCAGGTCACCCGCGTGTTGCTCGATATAGATGACAATGTCGTCGTCATGTTCGCCAACGGGCAGGCGCTGCGGGTGAGCCCGTTGCCGGGGGGTGAACTGGTCCTGGGTATCCAGGGCGCGTTCACACAGGTGTGACCATGGGCAAGCCCTTCAAGGTCGTGATCCAGCCGATCACGCCAGGGCATCCATGCCGACGCTGGCGACCACGCCCAATGGGCATGGACAGCCAGCCGGTCGATGCCGCGCAGTACATCGCGGTGCAAACGGTGGCACTCGACATTTTCGCCGATTGCACCAATGCCGGGATGCCGCTGCAGGACACCCTTGCCGCCATCTACTACAGCGGCGTCCACCACACCCTTGAAACCCTCAAGGAGAAGGGGTCAGCGGCGTAGCGCCGTTTCATTGTGCCAGTCGTGCAGGGGGCGGTCCCTCTGCACGACGAACACGCCGCGCTCCCAGCGCAACGGGATGTTGCCGCCGTTCTTCCCATAATTGTTTTTCATCGTCTTTAGCTCGCGCCGGTCGGGGTCCACCGGGTCGCTGCCGTTCTTGGGCTTGGGCGGGTCTGTCAGGTACATGCGACCGCGCACGTCATTGTGCCACGCGCCGCTGCCGAACCTGCCGCTGCCGCTATTCAGCCCCTCATTGGAGGGGTGCGCCGACAGGATCACGGCTCCCTGCATTTCGACCGCCAAGCGCCGCAGCATGAGCAGGAACTGGCTCACCTGCTTTTCATTCACTTCGCTACCGCCGTACACCTTGCGGACGGTATCCAGCGCCAGCACGCGGATGCCGAGTTCCCGCACCTTGTGGCACAGCTGGTCCCACAGGCCGTACTTCTCCATTTCATCGGTGAATTTGTCGAACCCGGCCAGATAGGACAGCATGTTGAGACGGGACTGCAGGTACAGATGGTCGGCCATTTCGGCCATGTCGCACTGGTAGAACTGGTTGATGTCCATCTGGCGGATTTGAAGCTCCTCCTCCGAATCCTCGCAGAAGATACCCAGCACCGGCATTTGGTTGCAGGTATGGCCAACCCACTGGTCACCCAGCGCGAGCGCCGTCAGAAGCTGCTGGATCAGCAACGACTTGCCCTTGCCGCCGTCACCGCTGAGCATGACCACCTGCCCCTCCGGGATCAGCCCCTCAACCACCCAGCGCCGCTGGGGCTTGGCGCGGCCCTCCCAGCGGGCCACGGAGAACACCTCGAATTGTTCCAATAAGGTCGCGCGCTGCCACTGGTCGGGCGCGATTACATTCCCGTTATTCATCCCCATAGTCCTGTACTGAGCGTTTTGCGGTCGATTATTTGGTTAATGCTTTGCGCCTGGAGGCGATGGGGGAGGCGGGCGCGGCGGGGGCCACTTCGGGATGCCGTTGACGTTGTGCTGGCAGGTCGGGCAGGCCCAGCCATGCCCGGCCATCCACTCCAGCCGCTGCCCCCGTGTGCCGCAATGCTCGCACTTGGTCAGGGTCGCGCCGTCAGCCGCCAAGGCAGGCGTTCCAGTCTTTGTGCCCCACAGGCTGCTGGATCACGATGTCGAGATCGCGGCGGCGACTCCCCAGCTTGCTCGCGGCCAGGGCGGACAACTTCTCGCCCGAGGCATCGCTGTCACCGAACAGCACGACCCGCTTGATGTGATCCGGCACGTCCACCGAGCCCATGCGCGCCTCGCCGCACGAGGCCCACACCGGGATGGAGAACAGCTGCATGGCGGACAGGCCATCCTCGATGCTGCCAGCGATGCCCAGCATGTCGCCCCAGGCGGGGGCCAACCGGACAGCACCGTGCCCCAACACCCCCAGGCTGGTTTTGTGGCGCTTGCCTTCGATCCTGATGGCGTCTCCCGTGGCCGTGTCTAGCCACACGCGCTGGATGCCGGTCACCGCGCCTGCCGGGCTCTGGATCGCGCCGACAAGCGCAGGGTAATTGCGCTCGGTCTGGCCATCGTAACATTCTGCAACATAGCCCAGCTGGTCGCGGAGCGGCACGTTGATGCGGCGGACATGGCGCAGGTAGGTGTGGGCCAGGGTGCCGATCACCGGCTCGCGCTTCATCCAGACATTGTGGGCATGGGCGATCCGGCGGGCGTCATCCTCGCGTTCGGACAGCACCGGGAATTGAGCCTGGACGCGGTCGCGCTTGGGCAGGTCCACCTCGCGGCCCAGCAGCTTCTCCACCGCTGCGCTGAAGCTGCAGCCGTCGTTCTGCATCACCCAGTCGATGGCGTCACCGTTCGCGCCACAACCGAAGCAGTGGAAGAAGCCCTTGTCCGTGACGTAGAAGCTCGGCGTGCGCTCGTTGTGGAAGGGGCACAGCCCCACCAAGTCATGGCCCCGGCGCTTCAGCGCCACGCTCTGGCCGACAATATCTGACAGCTGGACAGCCTTCGCTGCCTCTACATCCCTCGTGTCCATAAGCGCCCCCTCTTTGCCCTTACGCTAGGGCAAGGGAGGGGGGCGGCGTCAATCGAATTAAACGAAACGGATTAGGTGCGATTACCCAGGTAGAAATACCTACGGGGTCACGTCGTAGACGCTGATCGACAGGCCGGGCGCGGACCAGTACCGCTTGTTGATCGTGGCGCTGACGATCTGTGCGTCATCCCGCCACACGATGCCGCTGAGCCCGTCCAACATCTTCAGGATGTTGTCCACATCAGGCTTCTTTGTCGGCAGCTCCAGCCCCTGCAGGGCGCGCTCGCGGCGCTTCTTGCTCCAGCTGGCTGGGACATCCATCGCGACATCGAGGACCACGCGCAGCGGCACCTCCAGCGGCGGGCGACCCGCCATCTGCTCCTGCCCGGCCATGCGAAGCGCCGCCTCGTAGTTCACGGTTTCTTTGGGCGTGTAGGCGTGCCCGGTCTTCCGCATGAAGCGCGGCCTGCCTTTGCCGCGCACCGGCCCGGCTAGATAGATTTCGATCATTGGTCCTGCTGCTGCCGGTCGAACCAGTTGACGCAGTCGCTGACGGTGACTGCGCCGCCGGTCGCCACCTCAATGGCGATCAGCGTTTTGACGGCGGGCTCGCGACCGCCGATGACGTGGTAAAGGGTGGTTTTGGACAGGCCGTGTTCTGCGGCCCAGGCGAAGATTGAATAACCCTGCTCGTACAGCCACGCATCGAGTGGGTGGGGTTCATCGTTGCTCATAGGGGGTAATCATATAGCACTAGCATTTCCCGCTGGCGAGACTTATAGACCGTGGGTCGAGTAAGCTGAACCAGAGGAGGAGAGATGCTCACAGCCGCCCAGCTGGAGGAGCGCCGCAACGGCGTCGGCTCCAGTGACGCCCGCAAAATCATGGCCGGGGATTGGTACGATCTTTGGGCCGAGAAGACGGGGCGGGTCATCCCGCCGCCGATCCTAAGCCCGTGGGATGCGCTGCTACGCCACCACATCGAGCCCGCGATCCTCGACTACTGGGAGCAGGTTCACGAGTGCGACCTGATCTACCGGGGCGATGCGATCACCCACCCCACCCTGTCGATCATCCGCGCGACCCTCGACGGCTATGACGATCAGGAGGGCCGGGTGGTCGATGCCAAGCTGCTCAACCAGTTCACCCCCGACAAGGAGAACTGGATTATCGACCGCTACGGCTGGCAGATGGTCCATCAGATGGCGGTCATGGGCTGCGACAAGGGCTCGCTCTACATCAGCATCCACATGGCCAAGCCGTACCGCGTGGACTGGGAGCGCGATCACTTCCAAGAGGCGATGTATATCGACCGCTGCAAGGAGTTCTGGTCCTACGTCGAGCAGGATAAGGAGCCCCCAGGCGCTCCGCCGGTCGAGGTTCCTGTGCCGGTCGAGCTGATGCGCACTATCGACATGAGCGACAGCAACCAGTGGGGCGCGTTCTCTGCCGACTGGCTGGAACATGCCGCCGCCGCCAAGGCCTTCGACCTCGCCGCCAAGGGGCTGAAGGGGCTAGTGCCCAAGGACGCCGGGCGCGTCTTCGGCAAGACGCTAGAGATCACCCGCGACGGGCGGGGCCTGACCATCAAGAAGCTGGAGCCTAAGCCATGACCACCGAAGCGATAGAGCCTGCGCCCTGGTGCAAAGATGCGCCGTTCCTCGTCACGCTATTCGGTGATGGCGCGGGCGCGGTCCTTGTGCGTGGCTGGGACGCGCTTTGCGAGGAACTGATCGCGGCCCATTACCACGATCCGGATCAGGACCAGCGCGAGGAAGTTCTGGCTTACCTGACGGATTGGGAAAGCTGGGAAAACGATAGCGCCACAGGACTGCCCTACCACCTGAGCCTCACATACGAGGACGGGTCGATCAGCGTCACACGCGTAACCGAGGACAAAGCCAGCCAGCGCAGCACTGGAGCAGAAGGAGACGAGGGCATGAGCGGATTTATGCTTGAGAGCTTCATTGCTGAGCAAGACGGGCGACCATTACCCATGCTCGTTGATCTTGGCTACTTCTATGCGAACGGCGCTGTCGATGATGTGGTTCGGGGGCGATACGAGGACGTATTGGCTGCGGGTGTCTCTCGTCGCAACTGTCAGATCGTTGGGCATGGTCGCCTATTCGTAAAGGTTCCACCGCGGAAGATCGCTTCTTTTGCAGAAGCTTTCCCGATTCATATCGGTTCGACCTACTGGCGCGCCACTCATCATTGGCGAGGACTCGACAAGGATGATCCAGCATGACCAACCGCGACCGCATTGGGGCACCGCTTCAAATGAGTGCATGGAAACCCATAACCGGCCCGATGAAGGGCAAGTACCTGATCACGAACAACATCACCGCTCGGGATGCGAGCGGACAGATGAGTCACGTATGGGTTGGCTACATCATCGAGAATTATTCGGGACCGGATTGGCACGGCAAATTCGTGAGCTTCGACGATGCCGACCGGAAGATCCACGAAATCACGCACTACGCCGAAATCCCGATGCCCGAGGCCCAGCCATGACCGACCGCGACCGCCTATCCGCAATTCGAGAGAGGCACGAGAAGGCAACGCCGGGTGAGTGGCGCGCGGGAAGTTATCTCGCCGTGCGCGGTCAAACCGGCACCGTGGAGGTTTGGTGTGATGGCAAGTGGAAGGTCCACATCGCAACCGTTTTTCCCGTCCAGACCGGCTGGGACAGCGACGAAGAAATTCCGCTTCCCGTTATAGCCGAAGATGAAGCCTTCATCGCCCATGCCCACCAGGACATCCCCTACCTACTCTCCCAACTCTCCGCAGCAGAGAAGGCGCTTGCAGAGGCGAGGGCAGAAGGGATTGAGGCCGCTGCGAAGTGGCACGAGAACGAGGCGAACGAACAGGATAGCTGGGGAGGTCCGCCAGTTGGCTTGATGCGGCCCGACCAGCACCGCAGAGCAGCCAAGGCCATCCGCGCCCTGAAGGGAGAAGCACAACAATGACCGACCGCCCCTGCGGCCTGTGCAAAGGCATGAAGGTCGTGACCCGGCCAACCAAAATCCCCCAGTCCCACAACCGCATCCGCAAGGGCCTGTGGTGGATCACCGAGACGTGTGAAGCCTGCAATGGCAGCGGCATTAAAACCCCAAAAGGACCAATCGAATGAGTGAGTTGAGCGTTACCGTTGAGACATCACCAGAAGTGGGCGATCTGTTTGCCGCGCTGGCCCAGGCCCAGGCCGAGATTGAGGGCGCGTCCAAAGACGCCAAAAACGATCATTTTCGCCAGAAGTACGCCACGCTGGCGTCCATTTACGACGCATCGCGCGCGGCGCTGACCAAGCACGGCATTGCCGTGATCCAGTCGCCGTTCAACGATGGTCAGGACGTGGGCGTGGCAACCACCCTTGGGGTCGCCAGCGGCCAGTGGCTGCGCGGGCGTATCCAGTGCTGCCCGACCAAGGCGGACGCGCAGGGCGTGGGCTCCGTCATCACCTACATGCGCCGCTATGCCCTCGCGGCGATGGTTGGCGTGGCCCAGGAGGATGACGATGCAGAAGGGGCCATGGGGCGCTCCAGCAAGCCGTCAGCGCCGCGCGCAGAACCCAAGGGGCAGTCGCGGGCAGACCGGAGAGACGCGCAGGACAATGAGGAGCATAAACTGGCCCAGGCGCACTACAGCCGCCTGCGGGAGGCTGTGCTTGCCACGCTCGATCATGCCGAACTGGACGAGTTGGAAAGGCGCGAGGCGAGCGCGCTGGCGCTGATCAAAAAGGTGAGCCCCACGGGGTACGAGACGATCACCGGCATGATCACCGCCAAACACGACTATATCTCGCGCGGACCTGGGGAGCGGTAACCAACGAGGAGGAGGTTATGAAATCTGAGGAAGCGGACAAGAAAGCCAAGCAGCTGGTGCAGCAGGCTTTCTATGAATCGTCCTACGAAAGCATCGTGAAGGTGGGCATGTCGCTCAACCTGTCACCGCAGGAAGTGGGCGACATCCTGTGCTGGATGGTCGCCCAATTCATGGTGGACTTCATCAAGCCGGGCCATGAGGAGGCGATCCTGCAGGGCATTGCCGACGAGATCAAACGCCGTCAGGTGCTGATCGAATGTGAGGGGAGCGCGTGATGGCCGACGACGCAAGCACCCCGGCGCTGCAGAAGTTCAAAATCGTCACTCGTGGCGGGCAGCACTACGACATCATCTTTCCCGGCGACATGCGGATGTTGCTCATGCACATCAAGGCCCAGGGGGAGTTTATGAACCCCCAGCTGTGGGTTCCGCTGGTCGAGATCAGCCACGTCATCAACGTGTCGTCTTTCGGGGAGGAGGCTGGGGCCAATGTCGTGCCCATGTTCCAGGGGCCGACTGATGCCCCGCAATGACCTGATCCTCTGGGTCTTTTTATTCATCGCGCTGATTGTGGCGCTTCATCTAACAGGTTGGCTAGGGTTCGTACCATGAGTGAGCAGAAAGAACGCAAGTACCACAACGAGATCAGGCTCCGGGGCACGCTGGGGCGCGACCCGGAGTTCCGCCGCACCCAGTTCGGCGGGTTCGTCACCATGAGCGTGGCCACCACCGAGAGCTGGAAGGCCGCTGACGGCCAGTGGAAGGACGAGACGCAGTGGCACCGGGTCCAGTCGTGGGACCAAGACCATGTCCAGATGGCTGAGGATTGGCGCAAGGGCGACCGCGTCGAGCTGACCGGCAAGATGGTCTACCGCGAGTGGGAGAAGGATGGGGTCAAGCGCAATCAGGCCGAGATACACGTCAAGAAATGGCACGAGTTCTTCAAGGTCGAGGATGCCCGGCCCCGGCGACAGGAGCAGACCTATGCGGGCAACACCCGCAGCCGCCCGGCCCCGGCCAGCCGCGACTTCAACGACGGCTTGGACGACGGCTCAGAAATTCCCTTTTGAGGAGGCAGGCACATGAGAATGGTCCGGCGTATCATGACGCTCGATATCACCGTCCCGGCGGACATGGAATTTGTCAGGACGGATATCGCCAAGCTGATCCAGGCACACATCCACGCCTCATCGCCCAACACCCATTGGGGCAAGGCGCGCTACCCCGTCGTGAAGACGGTGGCCGTCATGGATAAGGCCCGATAGGGTAACACCCGATTGAGCCCTATCGTCCTGATCTGGCATGGTTCTCGCCAACGAGAGGGGATGCGCTACTCCAACCCGAAGGAGGAGCAACAATGCCTTATGATGGAGAGCAGCCCACGGCTGCGACACTTGTGCCGCCCAGGTTCGATATGGCGGAGGTGGCGGAGGCCCACCGGGCCGTGCAGGCCAGCACCCCGACCCCTGCACAGTACGCGCTGATGCAGCGGTACTATCAGGCGCACCCGATCAGCGGGGGTGGTGGCGGCAGCGGCGTCGTCACGTTCATCGTCACGCCATAGCAAGCAAGGGGGCCGGGTTCGCCCGGCCCCTACGCTGCCTTCTCCTCTTTCAGCCGCGCGATCAGTTCCCGCCGTTTGTTGGTCTTAGCGCCCTGCAGGGTGGTTTCATCCACGCGGGCCTGGGTCGATAGGACTGCCGCAAGCGTGTCGCGCTTCAGGCTGGCGATCTTCAGAAAGTCCCGGTCGTCGCGGCTCACCTGAATGTCCAAAATCCAGTTCGCCTCGCGCAGCGCCTTGTCGGTCAGCTGGGCCAGAAACTCGGATTTCTCTAGTACACCAACTGCCTCGCGAACCCTTTGCTCTGAATGAGCGGGAGTTGCTTTTTCAGCCGGGCTCCGATGTCCGTCCGGTACATCGGGCTGTTCGGCACCTCCACCTGCTTCAGCACCCGGTACGCCCGCCGCGCCGACTGGCTCACCGTCTCCCCCGTGCCCGACGCCACCAGCAGGTAATCCCCTGCCGAGACTAAGCAGGGCGCTGACTGGATCGAACCGCCGATCATCTGCGGGGCCTCGCCCAGCTGCAGCTCGCACGGGTGGACGTTCTCCATCAGCTTCGCCGTCAGCCCGTAGACCGGGATGCCGAACACTTCCTTGCGGGTGATGTGGCTGTAGGGGTAGTCGGGGATCGACATGACCACCCCCGTTGCCACCGTGTTCATTTTGAAGGGGCGGGTATCCTCCCCTTTTGCGAGAGCGGCCAGCCATTCCGCGTGATCTCCCTCAAGTAGGCTCTGCATAATGTTATATGTCGGCCAGCCGGGCCGCATCGTAAACTCCAGCGGCCACGGCCTGCCCGCCGCGTCAAGGATACAGTTCACGTCGATATAGCCGACATAGCCGTTCCGGCGCAGCGTGCGCTCCAGCGGCTTCAGCACCATGTCGGCCAGCTTGGATTGCTCGACGAAGCGGATCACCGTGCCCTGCTCGCCCGTGGCCACGCCCAGGTCGCCATTCATCAACTTCTTGAACTCGAAGTTCTCGCAAAATCCGCGGTTAAAACCGTGCGGGCCGCACCATGCCCCCACGGCCATCTCACACACGCCGTCAACTTTTTCCTGCAGAATAAATGCACCCTTATGGCGCTTGGCGGCCTTCCAGCGTTCGAGCATGTAGACCAAGTCCTGCGGGGTCTTGGCGACATAGGACAGGCTCTTATCGGGCTCGTCACCGCACGGCTTGGAGACATAGGCCTCATCGTGCTTTTTGACGCACGAGATCGCGCTGTCGTAGTCGGTGAAGGTCTTAAACGGCGGCACCGCGATGCCGTGATCCTTGAAGACTTGCATCCCCAAAGTCCGGTCCAACTCCCACTCTGCCATTGCCGGGGTCGGCCCAACGACTGGAATACCTTCCCTGCGTGCCGGGTCTAGCAACGAGAGAAACTTGGTGTTGTCCGGCAGGAAGATGAAGTCGGCCCAGCGGGCCCAAGGACGCCAGTCCGCGACCCTTTCGACCAGCCCTCGGCCCACCTGAATGGATTTCGGGTTGTCGGGCACGTACCACTTCACGTCGTGCCCGTCGTCCCGGCAGCGCATGAGCCAATCGAGCGCGAACGCCCCTTGGTCGATACAGAGTATCCTCACGGCGATGCCCTCCGCTCCCGGCCCTGCGGCTTGACGAGATCGCGCCAGTTGCCGCGCGGCTCGTCGCCGTCGTCCTCCAGCAGATCGCGCCACTTCTGGGTTTTGGGGTCGGTCACGCGGGGGTCGGTGGTCGGGACGGTCTTCCGCCCCTCCTCCGTGCCCGCGTTCTCGGGACGCGCGGCATAGGCCCCGACGCCTGCGGAAGCTGCGGCGATGTAGTTGCGGATTTGGAACAGGGTCTTGGCGTAAGCGCCCTTGCGGCTGAGGTCGGCTGCAATAACGCGCGTGAACGCGGGGCGGGTCACGATCCATGTCTCGACGGTGTCGATGAACTGCGGGATCGCGCGCCGCCAGATGCTCTGCTTATTCAGCACGTTACCTGCCGACATGCCCGGCGTCGTGTTCTCGGGGCCTCCGGTGATGACATAGAGCGCGTCGGCAATCTTGCGAAGGTCGTCGGCCATGCCGTTGGGGAACAGCAAATCCTGCTGCTCCTTGGTCATCGTAAAAAGATGCTCCTTGATCGAATTGGCACCCTTGCCCTGGATGACCGGGGCCAAGATACGCTGCAGCGCCGCCCGGCGCAGCATCTGCAACCCCTTGGAGTTCTCGCCAAATTTGGCAATCGCCGCCTTCAGCATCCGGGTGTTGGTGATGATCTTCTCCGCCGCCTTGATGCCGCTCATGTTCGGGTTTCGCAGGATCGCCATCGCGTTTTTCTTGCCCGACATGCGATCAGCAAACTCTTTCGACAGCACCGCCTTCTCGCCCTTAGCGGCCTGCTCCAAGGTCGCCAGCGCGTTCTTGCCCTCCATCGTTTCGATGGAGCGGTTCACCTCAAAGAGGAGTTGCAGGTCGTGGGCAAAGTCGCCCGGCGTCAGGCTCTCGACCGGGATGATGTCATTCTTGGCGGCGAGCTTTTGGGCGTAATCTTTGATCAGCGCCGCGTTCTCGTCGCCGTGGATCGCCCGCAGCAAGCCCGACTTGTCGCGGTCGTTCACCTCGCGCACGAAAATCTGCGGGTTTACCCGGTCGTCGATGCCGGTCGATACCGCGAGTATCCGGTCAATGTCTGCCGATGCCAGCCGCTTGCTGAGTTCCGGCCCACCGATATCCTGAATCCGCTTCAGCGTGGACATTTGCCCGCTGTCAGCGGCGAGGTCCAGAATATGGCTGGGGTTGGGCGGCAGACCGGCGCGAACGCTGTCCACCATCGCCTGCAGAGCCTCGGAACTGAACTGCTTCATATTGTGGGCGTAATACTCATCGCCCTTATCAATGATGGCCATGGCCCGCCGCACAGCCTCCGGGTTTTCCGGGTTGTGCATGATGTTATCGACCACAGCGGCCATCATGTTGTACGGCCCCTTCTTGAAGGAAGGGGTCAGGCTCTCCGAATAGCCCATATCGCGCAGGTATGACCGCAGCGTATGCAGCTCGCGCAGGGTCATGGTCGGCGGGCCGCTGACCGCGCCGCCCTCCTCCTGCACGCCCTCCTCCTCGCGACCCAACATGCGGTTGAGATCGCGGATGACCGCAGGGAAATTCTTTCTCAGGTCTTCCGGCAGGTCGCGCAGGAAATTCTCGATGGTGTCCTTGGCCGCGCTCATATCAATCGGGGCATCGCCCGCGATAGGGTAGGCGGGCTCATAGAGCCTGTTCGCCGCCTCCGTCACATGCTTACGCAGGTTCGTGACGGCCTCAGAGAGATCGCCAGCCAACTGCTTCGGCCTGGGGTACTTCATCATCTTGATTCGGCGGAAGCCCGCCAGCAGCGCCTTGTGGACCTTCTGGCTGTACTTGGCCTGCATTTCCTTTGCAGCCTTCAGGGACTCCTCTTTCAGCTCCGCGTCCGTCTCGCCCTTCGTCTTGGCCCGGTATTCAATGGCCTGGAGCTTCGCGTCGAGCTTCGCCTTCTCCTTGTCGTAGTCGGCCCGCGCCTCCTGTTGCAGCTCGTCGCCCGCGTTTTCGTACGACGGCTCAGAGGTCTTCATCCCCTTCACCGTGGCCCTGGCCTCCTCCTTTGACATCCCGTCCTTCTCAAAGAGGGCAGCGGACTCATTCTCGACATACCGCTTGGCGGACGCCTGCAGCGGGTCGTAGTGGGTCACGAGACTGGTCATCTTGACCTGTCGCGGCAGGAACTTGGAGGCGGTGTACGAGCCGGGGTTTACTTCGTAGCCCTTCTGCGCGAGTTCGCGCGCAATATTCAGCGCGTTGGGCACGAGCAGGGTGTCCGGGTTGGCCCTGTAAATGTATTGCAGGCCCCTCGCCGCTGGCAGCGCGATTTCGGGGCCGAGCGCACCAGCGCCGCCCGAGAGCGCGGCGATGCTGCCGACCTTCGCGAGCCCCTTCATTTCCTCGTCGGGGGTGCGGTCGTAATAGCCCGACAAGCGCACGATTTCGTCGGTGATCCGCTGGCCAGCCGCAGCGCCCGTACCCGCGCCGATCTCCGCGCCCGCGACCGCGCCGGGCAGGCTCCCAGTAGCCGAGCCCAGCGTCACGCCGCCAGCGAGCCCAGCCATCGAGCCCAGCGTGCGGGGAGCGCCCGCAATCAGGTCAGAAACCCGGCCTTTGTCGGTATTCAGGCCACCGGGGTACATTTTGCGCCCCGAAGGCAGGCGCACATAGAGCCCGTTCGCGTCAGCGCCGATGTGTTCCCGACCGTAGAGGTGTGACAGCAGCTTGACGCGCTCGGGGTCGTTCGTCAGCGCGTCGTAGAGGACTTGCGCTGAGCCCGGCAGGGTCTGCGAAGCGGTGGCAAGGTCCGATCCGCCGCTCTGGACACTGCGGTCAGGATAGCGGGTGTACTTGGTCCCAGACTGGGCCATCTGATGCACGGTCGGTTCCGGCACCTTGTCAGCCTCGGCAAGGTTCTTGTCGTGGAACGCCTTGCGCTTGTCGCCATTGGCGTTCTCATCCGCGATCTCGCCGGGCGAGGCATGTTCAACGCCCTGCTTGTAGGCACCCCGATTATCGACGTTGGCCGCGCCCTCGTCATAGAGGACTTTGCCGTCCGGCGTGACCAGCTTGTTGCCTTGCCACTTCGGAGCCTTGCCGTCTACCGCCCACTTGCTCTCGGCGCTGAAGGTCTGGTGATGCGGGGTCTTCCAGTAGTCGGGCCAGTGCCGCTTGCCGTCAGCGTCATCCACGGCGGACGTGGCGCGCTTGTCGCCCCGCATGAATGCCTGATAGTAGCCGCGCATGTCATAGTCGGAATCGTACTTGTTCGGCGGGTCGAACGGCACGTTGTATTGCCGCGCCCACTTCTGGAAGTTGGCTTCCTCGTTGGACGGCAGAACGGTGATGTAGACACCACCGGGATTGAAGGATTTCTGGCTCCAGGCCTTGTTGCGCTCAAAGGGCGACTGAGAAGGGGCCGCAGGAGCAGGCACAGTGCCCTGCGGCCCCCCGCTACCTTGAGGAGGAGCGTCTGCATTTTGGGCTCCTGCGGCTGACGGGTCAACCTTCACGAGCCCGCGTTTCAACGCTTCCTCGTACTGAGCCTTCATTTCCGGGGGCAGAAGACCGCGCTTGTAGGCCTCTGCCAGATACCCGGCGCGATCCTGATCTGCCATTTTACGGGAGCCCCAGTGCTTTCTTGATGTCCTGATCCGACTTGCCGCTCAAATCGCCGGTAGCGCCGCCGCCACCCGGATTCGGCGCGGTGCCGCCTTTCTTTTTCGGCGGCTTGTATTCGACTTCCGAGCGCGGGAACTGCCGCAGGATCGCGCCCGCCCGGTTGTAGGTCGAGGTCATCATCATGTCGATCAGGTCCTCAACCGTCTGCACGTTCGAGCCAATGTCCACATTGGTGAGGTCTTTGAAGGCTTTCTCTTGCGCGACACTCCAATAGCCATGCTTCTGCTGCATTTCGCGCTCGATTTCCTCGGCCCACTTCTTCAGGCGCGTCTTGAAGATATTGGCGCTCTGATCGGAGCCGAACACAGCGGTCAGTTTCTGCGCCGCGCGAGCCACTTGGCCTGCCGCGCCGACCTTGAAATTGGTCGTCTCAAGCTCATTGATGAAGCCATTCGCGTCCTCGGCCCAGCCGTAGATCGAACCAGCCAGCATTTCCGTGTTGAGCATGGTGCTGTCGAGATGCTGCCCCTGGGTGGCCTGGACTTGCGCCCGCACATCAGGGTCGGTGATCTCCTTCCGGGTGGCGAAATCGGTCAGGGAGCCGGTCTTGCTATTATAGATGACAGGCGTCTGGTCATTCAGCCACATGATCTGCCCGCCGCCAGTGATGCCGCCAGCGATGGATTTCAGGAGCGCGGCCTGCCGCAGCGTCTCCATATCGGCGTCGTGGGCGTTCTTAATCTGCTGGTTCGCGAACCACGCCCGGTCGCGGTCACCCCGGATCATGTCCGCGATCAGCGGGTTGATCTTGGCCAGCTCCTCCAGTTTCTGGTGATAAATCATCTGCTTCGCCATGGGCGACAGATCGCGCGTGTAGGGGGCCGTGTTGAGTTCGTCGCGAATCCGCTGATCAGCGATCTGGGCCTGCTGATACAACGCCGCCACGTCGTTTCCGCCCGCAGTCGCCGTATCGTAGGACTCACCAATCTGATTGTTGGTGGCGGCACGGCCAGCATCAGCCCTCTGGCCAATGGTTGGGGCAGCGGGCCTGGGGATCGTCACCACGGGCCGATTTGGGTTGGGCGCGGCAGCGGTCTGCGGCCCCGTGTAGGGCTGGATCGACGTGAAGCCCTGCGCCGTCGTGTTCGGAAGGGCTGGGGCGGCTGGCTGTGGCGGGTTCTGGCCATTGGCAATGGCCCCAAGCCCAGAGCCTGTCTGGCCAATGTTGCCGACGTTGCTGCCGTTGGGCGTCTGCCCCTGCCCCTGCAGGCGGGCAAGCGCCTCCGCGACCGCCTGCGGCCCGAACTGGCCGCTCGCGGCGTCGAGCAAGGCCTGCCGGTCCTGGCCCTCCCAGTACATGCGCTGCCGGTCAGCGTCGGTCAGCTGCTTGGTGTAGTTGCGCTTGACCATGTCGTCCATGGCCTGGGAGTAGCCGGGGTAGACCGCCGATAGGCCGGATAGGTTCACCATGGCTTTAGCCCCACGGGTTCATCTGGGAGGGGGAGAGGTGCGGGTCAGTGGGCGACATCAGCCCGCCGCTGTTCTGGCCCGTCCATTGCTGATAGGCGTTGCCCAGGCCCTGTAGCCCCTGGCCGATGCCCGCGCCGTAGGCTTGGTTCTGCCCCCAGCCAGCCAGCTGCCCGGCCTGCCCGACATTCAGGTATTTGTCGGCCTGAGCCCCCATCGCACCGTACATATTGCTGGCGTCGTTGTAGGCGCTCATTTCGCCAAGGCGCTGGTTGTTATAGGTCTGGTAGGGCAAGCCGTAGCCGGTCATGTAGGCCTGCCCGGCAGCGTTGCCGAGTTCCCCGGCCTGCCCGAAGGTGTTGCCCATCTGGCCCATGTAGCCGCCATAGGCCTGCATCGCCGCCGCCTGCCGCTGCAGCTGCTGGTTCTGCCAGTTGATGTTGAAATTCGAGTTCGATGCCGCCGTGGTGCCCGCGCCGTAAGGCGTGTTCGAGACACCCTGTGCCGCCTCCAGCGCCATCGTCTGCTGCTCATTTTGCTGCTGTAGCTGATGGTAGAGCGCGTGCTGCGGATCGAACCCGGTCTGCAGGATCGACCGCGCGTAGGGCATCCCGCCGACAGCGCCGCCGTACAGCTGGCTGGCCCCGGCCTGCAGCTGCGGGGCGAGGGTGCCGGTGTAATACTGGCCGGTGAGCCCCGCGCCCTGCTGCATCCCAGCGGCGTAGGGATTGTTCGCGATCTGGTTGGCGTAGGTGTTGCCCAGGCCAGCATTGTTGCTCATCTGAGCAATGCCGCCGGACCAGTAGTTATCGACAGCGCCTTGGTTGACCGGCACGTAGGCGTTGCCGCCCTGGCCGTTGCCATTCACCATGCCGCCGATGCCGCCCGCCAAGCTGCCGATGGCACTGAGCGCACCCATTGCTACAAGCGCCATGACACCCCTCCAGAAACGGTCAAATCGTCTCTGGAATATGCGCTATTAGCTTGACAAAAGCACGAAGGGATTAATCCGAAAGGCCTAGAGGACGGCCCCGTAGATGGCCTGGAAGCCCCGGTAGTTTTTGAGCGCCCGGTCGATCACCTGGGCGTGATCGCAGGTGATCACCCGGCGGCTGTAGAGGTGGAACCATATCGGGGGCATCACCTCGCCAAGGCAATGCCTGAACAGCGCGGCGCAGGTGTCCTCGTTGCTCAGGTCTTTATAATCGAATGTCAGCGCGTTGGGATGGCACTCGGCCACGTCGAGCGCATCGTCCAACTTCTCTAGGAGCTGAATCGGGATCGGCAAGCCAAGGCGCTGCATCGCGGCATAAACCTGGGCTCGGGGCCGACGCACCACCACAATCTTCAGGTCGGGCACCTCCCTCACGACATCGAGCAGGCGCAACGCCAACATCGTGTCTGAGACGCCGTTGCCGTGGCGCATCGTGTCACAGAGGCTATCGAAGCTGGGCAGCTGGCTCGTCAGCTCGTGCCAGCATCTACGGTCGCCGTACGACAGGAACTCGGCCAGCCACGCCGTGCGCGAGCGCGGCAGGCCGACAACGGCGAACGGGGTCGGGTAGGCGGGCCTAAACTTCGGCGGGGGTGGGGGTGGTGTCTGGGCCAAGGGTCACCTCAAGGAAGATCGCAGCGTTCGTGCCGAAGTTGATCATGCTGTGGTACGCCCGATGGTTGATCAGCACGATCTGGCCGACCGGCGGCACCATGCTGTCACCGCCGCTGTAGAGCCATGCGCCTGGGCTCGGCACCAACGTGATGTGGAACCGCAGCAGCGTCTCGCCCTCCTGCGACTTGTCCTGATACCAATCATGCACCTCCAGCGGCTGCAGCGAACGCACCTCCGCCAGCCTGATCTCCTGGCCGGGCAGGGCGATCACCCGCTTGATCCGCTCCAGCAAGGCCCTGGCTGATTTAAAATTGTCCAGAATTGGCTGATTTTGGCCGTTTTCGACCAAAGACATCGTGCCCAGCTGCACCGCCTCCTTGTGGCGGACCAGCAGGTTGGCGGTCATCAGCGAAGCATCGACGAACCCAACAGGACGGAGGCTCAAGCAAACACCTTTGCGATCAGGAAGGACAGCCCCAGCGCGGGCATGACGAAGAAGCCCAAGAAGTCGCGGCAGAGCCGCAGCCAGTCACTCAATGTAATTCCCCACAGGATCGAGAGCGTAGAACTCGTGATTGCCGATCAGCGCGCAGATTTCCTTGTTCTTCGACCATTTAGCCCCGGTGCCGACGCGCTGGTACATGGTCGCGCCGCGTGACGGGTCGAACAGGATTTCGCCGCCGAAGACCTGAATGGCCACCCCGTAGAGGTGCTGGTACATCGGGTCGTCGGTGAACAGCTTGGTCATGGCCGACAGCTCGGGGCTGTCAGGGTTCCAGCAGCTGAACTGGTAGGGCTTCTGGCACACCTCCGTGATGCTCGTACCCCATTTAGGGTACGCGAGCCGGTTGCGGAGGACGAAGGCGACGGCGATCTGGCCCTGGAGGCTCTCGCCCCGGCACTCACCCCACAGGGTGCGCGCCGCCACGTCAGTGTCGCCCTTGGTGAAAGCGATGGGATCAGCCACCCTGCTGCACCGACCGCACGCCCGCAGACTGGAGCGCAGCGAGGTTCGCGGCCTGCATCCCGACCTGCTTGCCCCAGGTATAGTGCGCGTCGGCAATGGTCGCCGTCTCGTGCGCCTGCCCCAGCTTCTGGATGAAGCTCCAGCCCAGGCCGATCATTGCCAGTCCGATGGGCACCGCGATCCGCACGAAATCGGGCACATCGCCCTGCGTGATCACATCATGTGCGACCAGATAACCAGCCGCATAAGTTGCACCATGACGAACCACCGAAGCCAAGTAAGGCTTGGCCGCACTGACGACACCCTCATCCATTTGGATTACCCCATCCCGTTTGCGAGACTATCGCAGACGAGAGGAGTCGAGGGAAGCGGAATTACTGAATGTTGGCGCTGAGCGACAGGCGGAATTGCTGGTTGGCGGTGGTCGGCAAAGTTACCTGCGCGCCCCCAGGGTTATAGAAGATCACGGACCAGTAGATTGGCGTGCCGACCGGCACTTGGAAGCCGATGCCGGGCATCGGCGCGTCATTGGGGACGGACCCCATCCACGTCGAGCGATCGGAGTAAAACAGCCCAGTAATCGCCAAATGGCACGTACAGATAAGGTTCGGCCCGCCGACCGCAAGCGAATTGCCCCAATCGCCGCCATCACCGACCGTAGCGGTCGGGGCTGCATAGTAGAGGCTCACATATGCTTGACACGCGGTCGGCCAATTGAGCCCCGTCGTCGGGGTCTGGAGCCAAGGATCAGTGATCACGGCGCGGGTGCCGCCATCGGGCAGAGTGAACGAGGGGAAGGTGACGCTGCCCGCCGTCGTCGAGTTGGCGACCAGCACCCCAGCCCCGCTGTTGATCACGTAGCTCGTCGTGTTGTTGGCCCGCGCATATGTCGAGACAATCTCTGCGGCCAGGGGCCTACCGCCCGCTACCTGCGCCATTGCGCGGCTCCTACTGCTGGTTGAAGCCGAGCGTCAGCACGAACTTCTGGCCCGAGGTGTTCACGCACGTCACCGCCCCAGTGTTGTTCGACGGGTTTTGGAGCAGGAACGCCCAATAGATCGGCGTGCCCACCGGCAACTGAAGGCCCGCGCCAAAGGTGCCGTACAACGGGTCGCCAAAGAACTCGGCTGTATCCGAGTACCACCAGCCCCCAGTGCCGAAGCCGTAATCGGCAATGACGTGCGCCGAACCAACCGTAATTGCGCCGGTCCACGACGCGCCGTCGCCCACGGCGGCGGTCGGAGGCGCGTCAAACAGAACAATGCGCCCGTTGAGCCCGCCGGTACGCCAACCGAGGTCGGTCGTGTTGGTCGTCAGATTGCACGCCAAGATCGTCGCCCGCGTTACACCCTGATCGGGCAGCGTGAAGGACGGGAACACCACCGAGCCCGCCGTGGTCGAGTTGGCGACGAAGACGCCCGAGCCGAGAGCAATCGGCCCGTAGCTGGTGGTGTTGGCGGGCCGGGTCAGGGTCGAGCGGACGACGCCGAACAGGGGAGCCGCACTCCCGGCGGGTTGTACGTAAGCCATAGAGCGAAACTCCCCTATCGGTTGATTAGAACGCCGGAACCCAGCGGATGTTGCCGGATGCGTCGGTGAACTGCAGCCACGCCTGGACGGTCGTGTGCGAGCCGGTCGGCCCGAGCGAGCCCAGCGTCGTCGCGACCGAGCCGTTCGCCGCAGTCGTCATCGAGGTCGGGATTTGCAGGTTGGTGTTGATCGAGCCGACCAGCGCATTGAGGTCGTTCTGCGCCACCGGCAGGGTGACCGGATTGGAGCCCGCCGCGCCCGTGAAGTAGGGCAGGGTAGTTGCCATTGCCACCGGGATACAGGTCAGAAGAATAAAAGCCGCGTAGTAGCCAAGAAGTCGTTTCATAGTGTCATCCCTCCATTAAGGCGCAGTATCGCCAACTTGCAGTGTGTCAGAGCGCACAAGCACCAGATTTGGCCCTGGATTGTACGGCGTAACGCCGTCCCACAGAAGCGTATTCAGGACCGTGTGTGGGGCAACCGGGTTGCCGCTATCATCGGTCGTCTCAACCGTCGAATAGACCACGTAGCGCATCAGAAGAACTCCTCGATCAACAGATACCCCGCGCCGCCGAGCCCGCCAGCCCCGGCAGTCGCGCCGTTCAAGGCAGACCCGCCACCGCCAGCGCCGCTGCCCTGGTTGCCGTTGCCGCCAGCGCCGCCGTTAGCTGAGGATGCGCCGAAGCCGCCGCCGCCGCCGCCAGCAGGCATGTAAGGGAAATAGGTCGCCGGGGCGTTGCCGCCAGCACGCGAGCCGGTCAGCCCGCCCGCCGCTTGGGCGTTACTGCCCGAGGCGCTTGGCGTTGCCTGTGCAAACCCGCCCGCGCCACCGTTGATCGAGGCCGGGGCTGCGGTCACGCCACCCCCTGAACCACCACCGCCAGGGCCCATAAGCGAACTGCCGCCCGACGTTCCGGCGGCGATGGTGCCACCACCGCCACTAGCGCCAACACCCCACGTTGAGGCGTTGTTGCCCGCCGCGCCCGAGCCACCGCTCTGACCAAACGACGCCCCGTTCCCGCCGGTCCCGTTGGTCGAGCCGCTGCCGGTCGCGCCACCGCCGGTCGAGCCGCTGCCGCCACCGCCAGAGTTGCCGCTGATCTGCCCGCCCGCACCGCCACCGCCGCCACCCGCTTGGTAGTAGATCGTCGGGTTGTTGCCGAATTGAGTTGCCCCGCCCGTACCGCCGTTGCCGCCCGCCGTGCCGTTGACGGTTGCCGCCGCGCCGACCGAGCCGTTGGCTCCGATGGTCACCGCCACCGGAAGCGTCAGGTCGCTCACCCGGATGTCCACGAAGGCCGCAGGGCCACCGCCCGCACCGCCACCACCGCCACCCCCAGAACAAGCCGTGCCCGACGCGGTAAGCGCGCCGCCGCCGCCGCCACCGCCACCGCCCGCGCCGAACACGCGGATCATCTGCGCGCCCTGTGTCGGGGTGTAGGTGCCGCTCGACGTGAATAGGATCAGATTGGTGATCGCCCGTGAATTGACCGCGCGAGCGAGTGCGTTGAGGTCAGGGATGTTGGCCGGATTCGCCGCCGGATTGGCCCCGCCGGGGCCGGTGAAATCTGGAATATTACTCACGCTCTTACACCCCTCTTTATTTGCCCGTGAAAAAGTGCATCGCCAGCTGGACGAGAACGCCGACCAAGATCGTGATTACGCCGGTCGCCATCCCCCACTGCGTTTTCTGCAGGTTGTCGAGCTGTTTGCGGATTTCGCCCTGCCTCTCGGCGCAGACTTGTTCGTGGCTGGTAATTCGCGACACCGCTCCCTCTGCCATGCGCCGGATGTCGTCGATTTCGCGTCGATCTTGAGATGACAATCCGAACATGGTTGTGACTTCCCCGACAGGAGCTAGTGCCCCCAAGCAATCCAGTAAGCGTTGACGGTCTGATTGAACGGCTGTGCCCCGCCGGTCAGCGTATCGCCCGTCAGCGTGAAACCGGTCGGGGCGAGGTTCTGGACCGTGGCCGAAGGGAAGTAGCCGGTGCCACTGTTCGCCGCGCGCGTGGCGCTGGCGACGGCCCCGAAGCAACTGCCCGCGTAGGTCTGGGGGAAGGTAACAGCGACGTTCGACACCGAGCCGCCCGAGGCGGGCAGGACAGCCATGCCCCACTTGAAGATCAGCCCGCCGGTCATCGGCTGGTTGCCGTTGCCGCCCAGCCCACCGAACACCTGCCCGGTGGTGAAATCCGCGATGGCCGCCGCGCCAAGGTTGGTCAGCGACTGCGCCGTACTGGTCACGTCCGACAAGTTGTTCGAGGCGATCAGGTAGCCCGAGGCCGGGTTGGAGTTGAGCAGGGTCCAGCCATTCAGCGCCGGGCTGTAGGTCGCGAACACGATCTGGTTCGGGGCCAGCGAGGTGGTCGGGATGTAGATCGGCGTGTTGTAGAGGATCACCGCCCCCAGCGTGCCGATCTGGATGCGGATGTTGGGCGCTCCCGTCACCGTGCCGGGGCACTGGAAGCAAATCGTGAGCCCCAGCGCGTAGGCTGACACCGTGGGGCCGGACGTGCTGGGCGTGAACGTGATGATGTTGGCCGAGCCGCCCGTGCCCTGGGTCGCCGTACCCGAAATGATCAGCTGGTTGGCCAGCCCAAGGTTGGTCAGGGCACCTGGCGCGTTGGTCGCGCCGGTACCGCCCAAGGAAATGGGCAGCGGCGTCGTCGGGATCACCAGGGCGTTCACATAGTTCACGATGGCGTTGAAATCCGCCATCACCTGCGAAGCGTCGGCGGTCGTGCCGTTGGTCAGATTATAGGGCAGGGTTAGTGACATATTAATTTACCCCCGAGCGGCTTTGCTGCTGGTAGCCCTGGATTTGGAAGTTGAGGTAAAGCGTGCCGATGCGGAGCCCGACCGCGCACACCCCGGTGGCCGAGAAACTGGCCTGCTTGAACACAAGCGGCTGGGTCCAGGCCAGCTGGTAGGGCGCGATGTCCTGCAGCGTGCCCGCCCACGGTGCTTGGCCCCAGGTGAACTGGCCCCAGATGGTCGGCGTGCCGGTCGGCTGGACCGTCAGCGTCTGGATCGGGTTGTCGTTGGTGTCCTCCGCAACCACGGTGACCACCGGCTGGGCCCCGATAAAGGCGAAGTCGAGGTTCGCCTCGATGATCAGGTTCTCGCGCAGCTGCTGATTGTCGGGCAGCAACACCGTTTCCCAGTCGAACTGCATCGGCTGGTTGGCTTCGGTGTAGAGCGAATAGGGCGTCGGGAACGGGTCCGACTGCCAGATGCCAGAGCTGCTGAACGAAAGCGTCGAGGCCCACGCCCACACCTCCAGGCCCACTTGCGTGGCCTTCATGGTGGTGGTCGAGGTCGAGCTGCCCCAGACTTCGAGCCCGGTCTGGGTGACCATCAGCTTTGATGGCGCATCACCCCAGACCTCAAGCCCGACCTGTGAGACGTTCGCGGTCGTCATTTATGCAGCGCACTTCGGCCCAAGCAGGGCCGCGTTGAGCCCGCCGGGGGTCCACACCGCCGCCGTGTTCGGGTCGGTGTCCTGCTGGGCGACGATGTTGCCCGGCGTCGTCGGCAGCGGGGTTGCCGCGCTGTCCACCTCAACCGCCGATGATTTGACCGCCAGCGAGCCCGACCGGGCGTTGCTGTCCGACTTATACATAAAGCCGCGCACCTGCACCCCGAGGATGGCGGTCGGGGTGACCGGCAACGGCGTCAGCGTGTAGAGGTCGGTCTGGCCGATGGTCGAGGACTGCACGGTCGATACCGCGCCGTCCTGGGCGAGATCGGAGACGTTGGTGTAGTTCGCCGTCGTGTAAACCAGCTGATAGAAAAACTGGCTGATCGACGAACTGGTCATCGTCGGGGCCGGGGTCGGCCACGAGCCGAAGGTCTGAGCCACCGTGTAGGTGGACGCACTTGCGCCCGGCCCCATCAGGTTCATGCCCGCGTTGCCCTCGACCACAATATAGTATTGCACCGCCGTCGAGACGGTCGGCGGTGACGAGAAGGTGAAGGTGACAGAGCCGGTGGCCGGGTTGACCACGGTGTTGGTCGTGCCGATCAGGTTGCCCGGCTGGCCCGCCGCGCCGGTATTGTCGTAGATCGACAGCGCGCACGAGCCGGTCATGTTCGCGCCGAAATTCAGCTTGAGGCTGGCCAGGGTGCCATTGAAGTTGGCCAAGCCGATCAGCTGGGCATACATCGTGTTGGCGCTATAGGCATTGCCGCCAGAGGCCGTGCCGTAGGTCTGGACCGGCGAGCCCACCGCCGTGAACTGGGTTTGGCTGGGCCCGTTGGGGCTCATCCAGAACGTCCGCACGTCGTTCGGCAGGAAGTCGGACGGGCCGTTGCCGACCGTCGAGTTGTAGAGCCAAAGGTCTTGCCACTTCCAGCCGTAGGACATGCCCGCGCCGCTGCCGACGCCAACGATATGCTGGTTGACATAGTTGTTCGACGAGCCGCCACGGGTATTGATGTTGGTGATAGAGAAGGTGTCGGAAGTCGCGCCGTTCTTGCGGATGTGGACCTCGCCCGCCGTGTTGTGGACCACCACCTTGATGTTCCAGCCGTTCCACTGCTGCTGGCTGAAGCCCGACGCCCACGATTGCTGCAAGGTGCCGCCGGTCGTGCCCGAATAGACCTTGATCGAGCCGTCACTGTGCGAAAAGAAGATCGTGAACTGGGTGCTGGCTCCGTCCAGGCCCTGCCAAATCCAGTCGCCAGTCAGCGTGCCAAACGTCTGGGTCATGATGTTGGCGGCGAACAGGAACACTGTTCCATCATTGGTGCTGCTCGCCGCCTGCATGGTCGCGGGCGACGACAGGATCGAGAAGCACTGGTTGTCGGTCGAATACCGGCCACCGGGCTGCAGCGCGCAGTTGCTCACGACCGACCACATATTCTGGGCAGCGTCGGCAATCGCGCCGTAGGGCTTACCGCTGTCTCGAATGATGGTGGACATAGGTTCAGACCCCCGGAATGAGCGAGTTGAAGACGATGAAGGTGTTCCGCCAGGGCAGGATGTACGCGACGGGGAATGAGTGCGGGCCGGTCCAGATTTTGAGCGTGTAGTCGTACCAATACTCGACGGGGCCCGGCGTCGGCGCGAGCCCGTTCTGGACGCTGATCCGCAGCATGTTGTTGTTGTACGCAGCGACCATCCGGGTGGGCGCGACAGCGTTGAAGAACGGCACGGTGACGCCATTGCCGTTGGCCCCAATCGGGTCCGAGACGCGGCCCATGAAGTCGATCATGCGAACGCCGTCCGGCGCGACGAACACCAGCCCCTCATTGGTCGAACAGATGGTGTTCGGGGCCTTGGTCCCGGTCGCCACGTTCATGGAGTTGACGGCCCACGTCTGAAGCGCGTAGTCGCCGGTCACCTGATACATGATGTTGGCGGACTTGAAGACGATCAGCGACTGGATGATGCCGCCAAGCTGGTTCTGCAGCGGCAGGCCCGCCATCGCGGTAACCGAGGTGCGGTCACCGAAGGTCAGCACCTGCAGCACGCCGGGCACCGCCGTATTGCTCACCTGCAGCGGCAGCTGGACATCGGACGCGACTACGGAATTGCCGCAGGCGTAATAGATGCGGCCACCGAATTGGCACACCGACACCGGCACGGAGGGCAGCGGGTAGATCGACGTGTTGCCGCTGTTCCAGATCGGGCGCGTCGGCACGGTCACATCGAACCAGCCGAAATAGCCGTTGTAGGTGTTGAACCCCGGATGGCTGACAATGATCTTGCTATCAACCGCGTCCATGTTGGCGGGCGTCCAATCACCCGCCGTGGGCTGCGTGGTCGGCACGTTCTGCGCCGTGATGCCGTACACCTTGATTGGCTGCTGGGTCGCAAGGTTGAACGCAAACGGCTGATCGCAGCCCGCGTTCAACGAGGAGCCGATCAGCCCATAGAGAATGTCGCTCTGAATGAAGGCGCAGCTGACCAAGCCGGGGTTGGGGATGTTGCCGAGCGGCGAGAGCTGCACCGCCGCCGGACGCGGCACAAAGACGCCCTCAGTCGAGGGATCGGCCACCAGATTGGACAGCGCCGTCATCGCGCCGGGGAAGGCGGTCGAGCCATCGACCGCATCGCTTAGGCCTTTAGGTACCCAGCGTTTTGGCTCTGCGTTTCTGAGGGGCATGGGGCTTCCTCATCAGCTCGTGAAGAAGCCGACCGCCTTGGTGTCGGGCAGCTTGCTGCCGCGACCGAACCGCCGCGCGTCGAGATTGACGGTCTTCGCCCGGCCCTCATCGTCCTGGGCCTGCATCTGCATGTAGGTGCGGAGCATGGCCCCAGCGCCCATCGAGCCCGGCGCGTCGGTCAGGAACTCCTCTGCGCGGGTGTCGTCAGTGATCGCCATGATCTCGCCCGACAGCCGCCGCAGCAGATAGCCTTGATGCGGAAACCACGGGATGACGGACGAAGTCTCGGGCGTGACGATGTCGGGCTGCGACTTCACGTAGCGCACCGTCATGGCGTAGGTGCCGTTCGGCGGTTGCCAAACATACATCAGCGGGTTCGATGCCGGGTTCTGCGCCAGCGGCGAGGTGTCGGTCCAGAACGCCTCTGGGAAGTTCGACAACCCGGCGGTGGTCACCAGCGCGTCGAACTCGGCCTGCTCGTAGGGCGTCAGGAAGTACGGCACCCCGTCGATGGTGTAGAACACGCCATCGCGGGTGTGCCGCAGATACGTCAAGGGCAGTTGGTACGGGCCTGATCCGTTGCCGGGGGTCAGGTTGAAGTTGAACGTCCCACGGGTCAGGTCCATGTCCTGGCTGATCGTCAGCTCAGACAGGATGCTGTTCAGCAGCTGGCCCGCCTGCACGATGAAACCCGGCGCGTGCGCCGTCTGGCACGCAAGGGTGACTATCTGCGAGGCGGTCAGCGGCATCGTTACTCCGTTTTGTTGATCAGCGCCGACAGGCGGTCGATCTCGGACTGGAACCAGTTCGACTGCAGCTCGATGGCGCGTAGCGCGTCAGCATGGCCCTTCAGGGCCTGCTCCCGCTCGTCGGCGTCCTTCGCCTCTTGGTCGATGTCGTGCTGGATTTCACGCTGCAGCGCCTGCACCAGCTGGGTGGCGTTGCGGCTCATCTGGTAGTCGCCACGGCGCTTCTCGTTGGTCGTGAACGCCGCTTCGTCGGCCAGATGGATTTCACCGATGCGGGCGTTCGCCTGCTCGATCCGCTGCTTGCGCTTGCGGGCGATCTCCTTGAAGTCCTGCTCCGCGACCGCCATGCGGTGGATGGTCGTCTCGCGCTCGCGGTCCTGCAGGGTCAGGTTGTGGACCGCCTCATCGCGCTGGGCGATGTACTTCTGGCGCATCCCCGCCGCGCGCAGCTTGTCCAGCTGGGCGTTCAACTGGGCCAGCGTCGAGTTGCCAGGATTGACCACCTGGAACTCCATCTGCTGGCCTTGGCCGAGCGTGAACGCCATGGTCGTGCCGACCGGGCTATCCGCTTCCGCCGGGGCTTCCGTGCTGACAGATTTCAATTGTGCCTGTGCCATTGTCTTTAGTGCCGTAGGTTGGTTGAAGTGTTGAGCCGCATTGGGGCGTTCGACACCCGGCCATGCCGGATGTGCGTATCGCGCTCACGACGATTGGGCTCATTCAGCTCGCCGTGGATTTCGTCCTCATGCCGCCACGCCCACTGCATCTGGTCGATCAGCGCCACGTACTCGGCAGGCGTCACCTCATAACGGTGGCCTACAATGAACCGGCGGTTGTCCAGGCGGATTTCGTCCGCGAACTTCGGCAGGCCGATGGTGATGGCGATGCGGCGACGATCCGGGGCCGGGCCATGCTTGGGCGCAAGGCCCTCCCCGGCGCGGGCGGTGTTCTCGAAATGCTCCATGAGGGCCAGCTTGGCTTCGGCCTTCTTGTCGGCCTGGACCTTGTCCTTGGCCGCTTGGCGCAGCTGCTCAAGCTCCTCGTCGGTGAACATGCCCTTGGCAACGCTATCGACGATCTCAGCCTCATCGTCGGACAGGCGGGTGCCATCGTCCGTCACGTCGGGAACGCTGCCAACGCGCTCGGTGCGCGGCTGGTAGCCCTCATCCACGGCTTCAGCCGGTGCCGTGTCTAGCAACGGGGCTTCTTCGACGGTTTCAGGCCGGGAGCCCTTGGGGCCCCCGGTGTGCTTCTCAGACATACTGTGCCTTTCGAGAGGTTAGGAGTGCGACCAACCCGCACCGGCAGCGGCTCGCGCCGACACCAGAACCGGCCAGCCCGTGGCGCTGTCGTATCCGACGTAGTCGCCCGGCAGCACCTTCAGCACGCCCCTGTTCGGGACGTACAGAAGGCCCATGCGGGAGAACGAGCCGGGCGCAATCGGATGGACGGCGTTGATGTCGTCCTTGATCGCGTTGCAGATCGTTGCGATGTCCGCATCGGACAGGTTTGTGCCCGACGAGAACGAGACGGCGGTGAGCGTGTTGGTCGCCGCCGTGCCGAGCGTCTTGGTGGCCATTAGTTACCGCCGCTGGCCCAGCCCTGAATCTGCGCGATCTGGGCCTGGAGGTAGGTCGAGGCCAGCGCCGCCGCAGCGGTAACCGCCGTGTTGACGTTGGATGTGGACGGGGCATTGAGGCCCGGCACCAGCACGAAGGAACCGGCGTTGGCGTAGGCATCGCCAACCACGGCTTCCAGGGCCTGGGTTTCCGGCACGGTCATCGCGCCCGCGCCATCGGGGGCCCACTGAATTTTGGCGGTCAAGCTCACAAGGTACATTTCAAACTCCGTGTTCGAGGGCAGCAGGAAGGGGGTCGGTTTGGCCGACCCCCTCGCTATTAGCCGTAGGTGGCAGAGAAGGCCGAGGCGCTCTCGATGCGGGCCATGAACTTCACGTTCTCCAACAGGGTGCCCCAGAACATCGTCCAGCTGACGACGCGGAGCTGATTGTTGGGGTCGGATTTGTCCGCCTTATCAAGGTACTGCATCTTCAGGCCGTCGAGTTCGACCTGGGTGTAGGCGTCCTCACCGAACACGAAGGTCGGGTAGACCGTGATGCCCGAGGTGTTGCCGGGGTACGCCGGGGGCGTACGGGCCGCGCCGAGGGCCGTGATGACCACCGCCGTGTTGGCGGGCAGCTGGGTCGCCTGACCGGCGAGCGGGCCCGAGGTCGGACCAGAGGCCGACAGGCCGAGGTTCGACGGCATGGTCGAGGAGGTGCCGACGTAGACGCTGTAGGTGTAGCCCGGCACGTTCGGCGTGGTGACCGAGATCGAGCCGTTCGGGCCGGTGACCGAAATCGCCGCCGAGATCGAGTAAATCTGGCTCTCGAACTGGTTCTGGGTGTCGGTGCCGGTGACCACGATGTAGTAGTTGGTCGGCGCACCGGCCAGCGAGCCCGAGGTGCCCGCCGTGCCCGAGGACTGCGACTGGCCGGTCCACGACGGAACCATGTTCGATTCGCAGAAGCGGATCGAGCGCCACTCACCGATTTCGTAGTTATACAGGCGATTGATGTCGCTGTAGGTCCAGGCGTTCACGACCGTGGCGTTTTCGGAGAAATCGCCGGTCACGTTCGGGTGGACAATCGCCACGTAGTGCGGACGGCCACGCGGCGAGCTGGAGGCGTTCGCGCCGCCCTTGCCTGCGTCGATCTTGGTGTCATCCTCCGAGGGGCCACCGAACATCGGCGCACCGTTGGTCCGCAGGGCGGTCGCGGTGCGGTTGACAGTGTGCGGGTCGAGAACGTCACCAGCGGTCAGTGAGCCGCGAGCGCCGCGCGAGTTCACGTAGTTGACGTTGGGCGAGCCCATCAGGGCGAGGTAGGTGTTGCGCTCGCAGGTTTCCGCGATCTGCAGCGAGCAGAGGCGGATGGCCTGTTGGAAGGGCTTGTGGAAGATGGTCAGCTGCGCCACGTCGGTGATATTGACGCGGTCGCCCCACTGTTGGGCCGTCGCGCTCACCTGCGTGATCTGCATCACTTCGCCGGACGGCGGGACGCCTTCCGAGAGCGGGGCGTAGGGGAGCGGCAGGCGCTCAAACCGGGTGGCGGTGTACGTGACACCGTTGCCTTCGGGCAGGTTGGCCTTGCCCGCGAACTGGTAGGCGACCAGCTGCTTCTGGGTCAGCCGCAGGGTCTTTTTCTGGATGTACTTGAGACGATCTGCAGCGAACGTCGAAGCAGTGTTGTTTGGCATCTAGCCCTCCAAAAGTGTCGGAGGGGTCACCGCCGACAGGTTAGAACGTCACGCCCTTCAGCCGCCGCTCCAGCGACTCCAGGCTGTCATCACCGCGTTCCCCCCGCCGTGCGCCCTGGCCCTGGCCAGTGGCGTTGGTCGGACGGGTCCGCGTTCCCTCAACCCGACGCTGGGAGCTGCCCGAAGGCTTGCGCCCAGTCGCCTTGGCGATTGCCTCCCGCCCGATCAGGAACGCTAGGGCAACCTCACGGGGTACGTTTTCCCCGGCGTTGCGGCGCTCCGTGACCAACTTCTCCACGTCGTCGGCGTAACGCCGCGCCAAGGGGTTGGTCTGGGCTATGGAGGCGAAATTTCGCCGGTCCGTATCCTCTGCCGTCCGCATCTGCTGCTGCTGAAACTGGACCTGCATGTCCCGCGCCATCTGATCGCGGTAGTAGCGGCCAATCTCGGCGGGGGTCATAAGCGCAAGGCGCTCATCTTCTTCCTGCCGCAGACGCTCCAAATCCTGTTGGGTCGGGCGGGGCTGCTGGGCCTGCGCGAACTGGCGCTTCAGGTCAGCAAGCTCTTGCTCGAACCTGCTGGCACGCTGTTCAGCTTCCTGGGCTCTGCGGCGGCTTTCGCGAACCGAATTGTTGGATCGCGTATCCCGCTGCGGCTGTTGACGCGGCTCTAGTAAGCCTTCGTCTTCGGCTTCGCCTTCGTCGTCTTCGACGGGGTCGCCCTCGTCTTGGCCTTCATCGGCATCGGTGGTTTGGCCTTGCTCGCCTTCGCCATCGTCCTCGTCCATGCCAATAGTGGGGTCGAGATCGTCGTCCTCGACTTCAGTCATGCTCATGCGTGCCCATGCTCCAGAGGGTTACGCCCCCCATGCGATGCCGCTTTTACGAAGCAGCGAAACGACAGTGACAAAAAATCTCACCGAGTGAGAGAATCTGTCAACTACTTTCGGAGTAATCCGTCAGGATTTGACGATATTCGACGAAAAACCCCGGCAGTTGCCTGCCGGGGCCAGCTTTCAGGGAGGAAGCGCGTGGTCAGCGCGCTGCGTCATTGTGTCACATACGGCGCGGCATGGACAGCGGCATTTGCTGCGGCGTCAGCGCGCCGGGCGGCTGCTTCATGGCGTGGGGTCCGGCGGGGGAGGCACCCGGCTGCGGCGCACCGGCACCGGGGCCACCGCCACCACCCTGCGGGCCCTGCGGCATCTGCGGCTGCTGGGCCATCTGCTTCTGCTCCAGCTGCTGCATGTGCGCCATCATGTGGACGCGGATCGTGCCGTGGATGTCGGGGATCGTCTGCATCAGCTGCTGGTGGGCCTGCAGGTGCTGGATGTCGTTGTCGAGCGGCGATACCGGCACCGTGAAGCCGTCCGCCAGCATGACATTCTCCTCCATCGGGTCGATGCCCATCATGTCGGTGATGTCTTCAAAGATCAGCGGCGCGAGGCGCGGGCCGTAGACGTTCTCGACCGCCCGCTCGATGATCGGGATCAGGTTGATCTTGCGGCCCGGCAGAAGCTGCGGCGGGATGTTGGTCAGCACGTTCATGAAGCCGATCTGCTGCTGGACCTGCTGGGCGTTCCGCGCCGCCTCGACCCCGACCCAGCGGAACCAATACCGCGTGTCCATCTGCAGCGGATCGACCTGCTGCATCAAGGCCTTACGCCCCTGATTGCCGTACATTTTGACCAGCAACGCCCTGTCGCGGAACTGCGTGTCGTACCACGCAAACCGCTGCACCACCTTGGTCAGCACGCTCTCAGCCGACGTGACCACGTCCGCCGTCGTCAGGATATCGACCTGCTGCTCCTGCGCCACTTCGGCTTGGTTCATCTTGCGCCGACCGCCGGTCTGGCCGGGGATCATGGACGGGTTGACGCCCAGCGTCTGGAAGACCTGTTGCCTGCAGGCGTTGATGACTTCGAACCCATCCTTCCAGAGCTGCGGCATATTCACGAACTGGGTGGCGTTCGGGTCCACCTCCCAGACCGCCGCCAAGTCCATGACCATGCTCCCAAGGCGGGGGTTCCGCATCGGGTCGGTCATGACGATAGGCATCATGGCGTAGGTGGCCGAGTCGAACGACTGGTTGCAGATATCGTTCGCCGCATACTGCCACTTGATCGCGGCCTTGACGGGCGGAACGCCCTTGACCGCGCCCGACATTTTCTCGACCGGCTCGCTGATCAGCGGGCAGAGGTTGCACCAATAGGGATTTTGCTTGACGCCCAAGATCAGATCAGGGCGACCCATGTAGGCCCGGCACAGGCGTTTCTCGCCGTCCACCTTCAGCTTGGTCCACACCTCATAGATCAGCGCGTACTTGCCCGCCGACACGATGCCCGCTTGGGCATTGTGCTTCTTGGCCATGTCGGTGCGCTGCTTGTCCTGCTCCAGCGCGTCGATCAGCTCCTCGCCGCGCGCCTTGATGATCTCGCCGTCTTTGATCATCCGCTTGATGTCGTTTTTCGTCCAGCGCCGCAGAATGGTCACGGAACCACCGCGATTGATCGCATCGTCGCTGTCGAGCGCCGTGTGCGGCAGGATCATCACGTCGATGTCGGAAATCGCCTCGACGGTCGGCACCATGGACGGCACGGTGACAAACTCGACATCGGGCTCTGCAGGGCCCCCGTCGATATCGACCCCGTGCAGCTGCATCGGGCGCTCGACCTTGTAGGCCACGTCACGCTCGAACTCATTCCACCCGACATAGAGGTTCCACTGCCCCTCCAGATCGCCGTTCACAAACATGGTCGGCACGACCAGAGAGCGCAGCTTCGACGCCTCGATGTAGTGTTCGAGGATCGCCGTCCATTCGTTGGGCGCGTGGCCGTCAGGCGTGATCACCTCGACCGCGTGGCCGTTCGCCGGAAACACCTGATTGGTAAAGCGCGTCTTGCGCGCCTTCACCGCGTCGTGGATCAGTGGAACGTAGACTTCAGCGTTGCCCTGGTAGGACTGATTGGTATTCTCGTCGCAGTTGTAGGCCTCGGCGTAGTCCACCTGGGCATTAACCCGCTGGGCGCTGTCCTTGAAACCTTTGTCGATACTCTCGTATAGCTCGGTCAGAGCCTCCTCAATGGACTTTTTCTTGCCCAATTCGGCGTTGAGCGGGGTGCGCTTCTTGCCGTTTACTTCCATGTCAGCGCGCGGAATGTCCTCGTCGTCCTGCTGGGCGGCGTCGTACTGTTCCGGTGTGAGCATCTAGCGCCTCCGTGACGGCATGGTACTCGCGTACCGGGTGCCGTCACCGCGCGTACGGTAGTTCCTCTCATCCTGGCCCTCAGCATTGAGGGTCATAAGTCCTGCAAAGGCTTCGATGGCCTCTATCAGCACACGATATGGGCCTTCCTCCGCGAAGTCAGCAAGATTTCCGTTGCGGAGCAGCACGCGGGCATAGCCGGACGCCATGCCGTTCAGCACCCAGTGCGCGTTTTCGTCGATTTGCACGTCCGCGAAGCCCCTGGATCGGCGCTGCAGCAGCTCGCGGATCATGCCGCGCCCCATGGCGGGCTCAGTGCCGGTCGTAATCTCGATGCCGACGCGGATTGCCGCTTGCACAAGCCCGACATTGTTGTGCTGGTTGAAATGATGCGGCGCGCAAATGTAGCGGAGCCCCCGGCGACCGCTTTCCAGCGCCGCTTCGTCGATAATGTCGCGCAAAATCGCGCCCGGCTCGCCTTCGCGAACCCAGTCGGCATAGACCCGCATCTGTCCGGCGACGAACTGCATCAACGCCCCGGTTACCACACCTGATCCGGCCCCCAAGGCGAGGTACATGGCGCGGTCGGCACGCGGGAGATCGTGCTGGACGTGATCACCGCTGAAGTCGTCGTACATCGGAGCGCCGGGGCGCATGGTCTGGGCGTAGGCCAGCGCGTTCGGGATGTCGATCCGGCCCTGCGGGAAGCCCAAGAACTGGCTCACCAAGTCAGGCAGGGGCTTGGCGAATACCAGTTCCCGCGCCGCTGCATAGGTCTGCAGCCCTCGGATGAAATCCATCTTGCCCTTGGGCGCTTTCATCCGCTTGATCGGCAGGATCGTGCTGCGGAGAAGCTGTTGCTGCCGGATCGGCTGCATCAACCACTCGTTCAGGCCGTCTTCTTCGACCCCCAAAAAGACCGGGTGGTGGTTGTCGTTCTCGTTGAACAGGCTGTCCAAGATTTCATTGGGCATGAGCAACTTGCCCCAGGCGTCCCAGACCACGATTTTCGGGCCGACATAGCTCCAGGCGGCGAAGCCGGTCATCGCAGACTTCGCGCCGACCGTGCGCGCGGGGTCAAACATGCAATAGACGGACTGCCACGTCCGCACGATGGGCTCGACGCGGAACATATCCTTGGAGAACGACTTGTCGCTCTCGCTCTCGACCTTCAGCATGTACTCCACCATGAAATCGCGCAGCCGTCCGACGCGCTCGTAGGTCTTGCGCCGCCGGTCGATCCAGTCGAGCGGGTAGCGGTCAGGCCATGTGGCCTGCCGCTTGCCGTCTTTGTCGATGTATTCGATGGGGTAGGCGAGCGCCGTCCACTCCGACTGGACGCCCTCGACCTTGGCCTGCTCGATGTCGGCCTTCACCATGCCCATCACGTCGAGCAACTCGCGGTGGGTGCCGTTCATGATGATCGTTGCGTCGGGATCGAGCGCCGGGATCAGGGTCGCCAGCAGCCATTTGTGGACGCCCTTGCGCTGCGTCTCGTTCAACCGCTCCTCGGCCTTCTCCAGATCGTCAATCAGGACAAGATCAGGACGCCAGTCGCGGAATTTGATGCCGAGCATGGACTGGCCACGCCCGATGGCCAGTATTCGCAGGCCGTTGGACAGTACAATTTCCTTATCACCCCAGACCGGCCCCTTCAGATTGCCGAACGTCTCGATGAATAGTTCATTGTTAGTGATGTGGTTCTTGATCGCGTCCAGGCGCTCTGCCGCCAAGTCTTCGCGAGCGCCGACGATCAGACAGTTGTGATATTCCTCGAACCCGCTCTTGAGGGCGATGGCCTCCTCGGCGTCGGTCGATTTGCCCAAGCCACGGAAGCCCTCCACCAAGAGGTAGGGCGTCGGCGGGTGGTGCAGGTGTGTGATCAGCTGGTGCCCGGCGGGCGGGGTCTTGTGCCGATGGTTGAACAGCACCCGATGCGCGAGCGGGCGGTCCTCAAAGAACGCCCGCAGCTCGTCGTCATCATCCTGGGGTGCGGGTGTGGCCGTATTTTCCCCGTAGCTCGTCATTGATGTAAGAACCTGGGCTGTCGGTTTCCTTCAACCCATCGAAGTGTTCCTGCTCGACCCCGCTGTAGACGTAGGTGCCGCCACGGTTGAACGTGACGTGCAGCTCCTTCTTCTCGGGGTCGTACATGAAGTGCCTCACGTTCGACGAATAGGGGGTTTGGTGCCTGAGTTTGGCGGTCACAGCAGGGGCGCGACCGCCACGCCGATCTTCACGGCGTCAATCGCCAGCGGCAAATAGGTCAGCAACCATGCCGCACTGTTGCCGCTATTGGTCGCCGTCACCGGCTTGGTGTCGTTTGCCGCCAACTGTGATTGGCCTTCCCTGCTGCAGCTCGCGGCTGCGATGGTCTGATACCCCCGGACCTGTGCCAGCGCCCCACCTTTGGCCTGCGCTGCCGCCGCCGCTAACCCGGCTGTTACCACCGGGCACGCCACCGCTACCGCCTTGGCCGCATCCGGCGATGCCGCTGCCGCCACGGTAGTCGCCGTCGCTACCACCGGGGCCGCTGTTTGGAGCTGGGCCGGGCTGCACGCCGTCAACAGGAGGGCGGATAAGAGGATGGTGCGTGACATCATTCGGGTTGGTCCTTTCGCGGAAGCCGATGAAGAAAGCCTCTGTGTGGTCGTTCTCGCCCCACAGTAGATCGTAATCGGGCACCACCTCGCCCTCCCGCACCTCGCGGAACACGACGCCGGTCGCGACGTACTCGAAATGCTGCCGGTCGAAGCGGCACTCGCAGCGGATCACGATCAGGCCCTGCATGACCTGCAGGATCAGATCGCGGTCGTGCTTCATGGCATTGAAGCTGATGGTGAAGCGGCCCCGCCGGGGGTCAGGCCCAAAGTCGAACATCAGGCGCTCCCCTGCGTCTCGTGCAGGGTGATCGCCTCGGCGTTGCCCTGCTCAATGTTGCGCTTGATCAGCTGCATCGCCCGCTCGGTCGTCATCGTGCGCTGGTCCTGAAAGGCCAGCACCCGACCGACGACATTGGCCGTCAGCGCCAGCAGCTCCTCGGCGCTGAGATCACCGACGTGCTTCTTCATCAGCGCAGAGAACGCCAGATGGAAGGCCTGATGCGCCGGGTTCGGCTCGATCACCTTGACCTTCATTCCGACCACCCAAGTTCACCCACAGAAGGCGTTTCCCGCTCGGGAACGAGTGTGTATCCGTCCTCGAACACCTTCTGGGGTGACCATGAAATGTAGCCGTCGTCGTAGGCGACGATGTAGTCCAGCAGCGACGGCACGCCACGGGCGCACAACCCGCTGCCGACGCAGCTGCGGAAGATCGCCCCGTCGTCGCAGCGCATGGCCACCACGTCACCGTTGTTGGCGGGCTCGATCACGATGTCGATGATCTGGGTCGCCCGCACATGCTTATGGCAGAGATAATCCTTCATGGTGCCTCGCTCCTCAGCTCTAGCTCGTACAGCGCCTCCAGCTTGGCCGCTGCCTCACGCAGCGCCTTGGCCCGGTAGCTCAGCGCCTCGATCTCCGCCGCCAACGCCATCGCCTTGACGATCTGGAAGCTGGCGGCGATGCCCTCACGGTAGGACCGGCTCATCCCCAGTTGCCGCCCCGCTGGTTGTACGCCACCCGCACCGCGTCGAACACATAGCGCCACTCGGCCTCCAGCGGATGCTCGCCAAACAGCGCCGCCAGCATCTTGAACACCCGGTCTTTGACAAACTCCTGCTCGGCCTCTTGTGCGGCCTCCAAGGTGGCGTAGGTGTTGCCGTTGGTCGAGAGCACATGCCCAGAGCGGATCACGGCTTGCGCTCCAAGATCACCTCGATCCGGTCGCCGTCATGGGCTTCGACCGTCACCAGCCCGTGCCGGATGTAATGCTCAAACTCCGCCGCGATCTTGACCACCGACATGGTGGACGACTGGGTGAGTTCTTTGCCGTCCATCTTGAGCGCGTTGTAGAGCTGCGCGTCCTTGACGATGGTCTCGGTGTGATACTTGGTCGCCAGCATCAGCGCCGTCACCCGACAACCCTCCTCCGGGGAGAGGCCGAGCGGCGCATCAAGCACCGCATCAACCCCCGTATCCACCAGATCGGGATCACGAAATTCGTTGATCTCGTTCATGCGGGCTCCACGTCGCTCGGCGTGTCTACAGTGGCGGCGTGTTCGTCACCCACACGTACGTCATCACCGGACGCCACGTCCACCACGTCAGCGTGAAACGTCGGGTCCGCCACAGGAGCCCCCTCGTGCAGCTCACGGCCAGCCGCTGCTTCAGCATCCGCCACCCCCGTCTCCGCCGCAATCGCCGCGTTCCCCGGCACCGGGTCCGCCACCACGTTGATGTTCCCCGCCACGAACTGCAGCAGGTGCGTCATCAGATAGTCCAGCTGCTGGAAATTCGTCGGCACGTTGCCGCCCGTGATCGCCCGCAGCTCGGCCCGGTACTTCGCTAAAATCTCGTCCATCACCCCTCCCAAAACGGCCCCCACGCCGGATGTGACAACGTGAGGGCCTTCAAGTCTGACTATAGGGATCAAGTGCCCGGCCAACGACAACCGCCAGCCACAGACACACACATGGGGTACCACGAGGGAGGTAGTCTCGCAAGCGGGAATGTTTTCTGGCGAGCGCAGAATTTTCGGAGGTGACCGCCAAACTATCAAACCCGCCCGGCCACCTATCAAATCTCGCGAACGGGAGGAAAAGCTGGGGTGACCAGAATTTTCGGAGGCGGGGTCGAAATTTTTCCTTGGCCCCGGCCCCGGCCCCCCTCCCCCGAACGGAGTAGCCCGACCGGCTACCGAGCCCGCCGCCTACCCCTTTCGAGGTAAGCCGGGGGAGCTACCGCCGACGCGACTGCGGATACACGCCAGAGTTGCGGGATACCCCCTCCCTGGCCAGTCATTTTCCATAATAAATCTTATGGTGTCGGACTATCCAGCAAGATCAAGCACTTAGCTCTACACCCTAGAGTTGAGCAAGTGGCACTACCAGTAATAGTGGCTCCTCTCATGTTCTGTCAGCCAATCGGAGTAACTCCTCCGCATAGGCTCCGGTGCCCTGGCTCGCCAGCCAGCGGAGGATCGTCCTGGCGTCCTGCTGGGCTCGCTGGCGCTCCAGGCGCTCGGCGGCGCGACCAACCGGCGGCGACCCTTCGTCCTGCAATCGCACCTCCCTTCCCAACGCGCGCTCGTGCGCTCGTGCGCCTGACGCCTGCGCGGCCATGCACGCTAGTGCCATTAGGCACCGGCCTATCCCTGAGTGTCGGCCCGCCTAATTGGCGGCGTGCCTCCGATCTGATGGGCCTGACGGCCAACAGCCTTCCTGGCTCCCAGGTCGGAGGGCTTGCGGCCCAGGTGGCTGGTCCGGTCCCTCCGACAACAGCCCACCAAACAGCCAACAGCCTTCCTGGCATCCCAACCCCTGGCCAGAGCGCCGGGGGGCCACCCAGGCCCATCCGGCGACAGCGTAGGGACTGCCGCACTCACGTTGCTAGACACGGCACCCTGTAGGCCTATCGGGGGCTGCAACGTTCGTATACAGCGCGGCAGAAGGATACACCTCCCCCTACTATCCCCCTCCTCAGTTCTTCTGGGAGGGGTGCTTCCTTAACGCCGTGGGCTTGGCGGGACGTTCGGGGGCTGGGCCTAGGTCACTGACCGTTCGGCGCTATGTCCCGTACTTCCGTGTTGCGCGGCTGGTCACCCTGGAGTTGCACCATCGGTGGGGCCGGGCGGTCCAACCTGCCGTACGCAGTCACGCGGGGCGGGCTTGTGGGGGGCCGCTATATCCATCTGGCGTACGCTATCGAGCTAGCCGGCCAGGCTGGTCTGTCCGCCTATCATGGGTAAGACCGTTGAGGCTTGCAAGAGGCTTGTCTGGGCCTATTCGCGCGGTTTCCGCTTATGTCGCTTGTCGGGCCTGTGAATAAGGGCCTAGCAACGTTACGCAAGTTGCGCTATATAGGGAGTGGGCCTTTGGAGGAGGAGCCCAGCGTATGGAGCATATCCCACAAACCAATGCCCAGCGGAGCGCGGCGTTCAAACGCCGTCGCAAGGCTGAGGGCATCGTCCAGATTAACGTCCGGGTGCCTGAGCGGCACCGGGGCGCAATGCTGCTGCTCGCAGAGATGCTGCGAGACAACCCGGCCCTGGAGCTGGCCACGCTGCGGGACACCGTCAGCGGGAAGCTCGTCGGCATCAAGTGAGGCACAGATGAAAGTCAAACAACGGTGGAAGTGGTCCAAGTGGTATGCGGCATCGGTCGCTGCCCACAATCGCGCACTGGCTCAGGGGGCGAACCCTGCGCCTGCTTACATCAACTGGCTAGTGCAGGAGCGCGGGCTGTCCCGTGCCGATGCCTACACCTTCGTAGACGCTCAGAGGAGGGCGGTAGCATGAGTATGCTTAGGACTGCGTGCCGCCAATGCGTGGCACGAATGGACGCGCTGCAACTGAAGGGCACGCGCCGCGACAACGAGGCGCTGAGCTACCTGTGCGGCTTCACGGCGGCACTGGAGGCGACGGGGCACCCAGACAAGGCACACCTTGAGCGGGTGCTTGTCATGCTGATCGCAACGCGCGGCTTCGCGGAAGTGAAGCGCACCGCTGAAGGGACCGACGAATGAGAAAGCCACTGACAAGAGCCCAGCGCGAGGCGCTCAAACGCGTCTATGACCGTGGGCCGCTCTATAATCTGCCGGTCGATGACAGGCACGACATCGCGCGCTACGTCCATCGCGGGCCGGAACAAGTGAACGCGACGGGCATAGCAGCGAGCCCACTGGGGCACGGGTCGCGCGATGGCTTCGTAAACCCGCTCACCTATCGCCAATTCCGGCGCAACGTCTACAGGCCCGGTTATGACAACTGCATCATGGTGCCATGGCTCGGTGTGTGGCTTGGCATCGAAAGGGACGGTTACACCCACAGCTAACGG